CCTACTATTTTGGGATTGGTTTCGTCAGCTCCGGTTTGCAGGGTTAAGAAGAACTTCTTCAGCCCGGTACCGGCAATTTCATCTTTGATACCTTTCTCGGCCAAAGTTTCAATGGTACCGACTAATTGCTCTATGGGGATATTGGCGGAAGAAGCGGCAACACCGGACTTTGTGACAGCTTCAGTAACGGACTCAACACCGGCGGCGCCGAATTTGGAACCGGCTGCCATAACATTAGCATATCTTCCCGCTTGGTCTGCACCATCTCCGTATTGGTTGAGTGATAAGGTTACAGCGTCAACGGCATCTTTTAAAGTCATTCCGGAAGCAGAAGCCAGGATAAGGGTTTGTTTGGTCACTTCGGCCAGAGCTTCTTTATTATCCAACAACTCCGGCTTGGCGGATCCTACTAACTTGTAAGCGTCCAGGATCTCAGTTGCTGACTGGCGGATCCGGATACCGCTTTCGTCCATGGTCGTGGATAATCTTTTCGCTTCCTGTTCCAGCCAGTTGACGCTATTATCATCCAGTCCGGTCAAGGCCTTTACATCGGCTTTGGCTTCTTCACGTTGGTTGCGCTTTTCTCGGAGTTGGTTTAGCTTGAGTGTTACACCGGTGATGGCGGCAATACCGGCTGTTACAACGGCGGCATATTTATTAAAGATGCCAATAGCTTTGCCAAAGGTTGTGCCCTGGCATCCGACTTCTACACGCATAGCTTGTTGGGCACGTGTCACGGCTTCGGTTACACGACGGTTTTGTTCCAGGGCGGCAGTGTATTGCGTGGTTCCTGGTGTGGCTTCGCGCAAGTTCTTACGTACCTGCGCTTGTACGGCAATGAGTTTCGTGTAAGATGATCCGGAGAGGTTGTTTAATACCGCTTCGGTTTCCTGTACTTTGGCTTTGTAGTTCTGCAGGGTTCGGTTCTTAGCTTCCAGCTCTTTCTTTAGCTTCTTACTTTTACTCTCGTAATTAGCTTCGCTTTTATTGAGATTGGCGAGCTTTTCTTCCAGCTTTTGGATAGCTGCTTCAACAGTTGCAGCCCCTTGCGCTGCAGGGGTGCCGTCGATATAAATTTTAATGCTGCGATTTAGGTCATTTGCCATATGTTAGATCATTTATCAATGAAAATTCGAGTTGCATCAATTAACATGGTATCAAAATATCTTAGTACGATATCGGAGAGCTCGGGAAGACGGTTCTTGATAACCGGATCAAACCATTCAAAAGCGTTGCGACTACCAGTGCCTAACTTTCCTTTAGATACAGGATTTGTGTGACGGACAATTCCAGTATCAAATTCAATACCGTTGATTTTTTTAAGTTTAGTCCATTTTGAACCGATAAGGCCCCCATAACCTTTTCCGGCACCTTTGTGGATATATATTCCGTGGCGAGGAAAAGAAAAACCAAGCCGATTGATAATGCCATAGTCATCAGTATAAGCTTTTGGAATTAATTCGCGGGCAACACGCATACTTCTGGAAATGACTCCTGCACGGAGTTGCATAGAAACGGAATTTTGCCAAGCGATAACTGCATTGTTATATTCGGTAACCCGCTTAGCATCTTGAGCCATGGAATAGCGCTCTATTTCCGAAAATGTTTCAATCCGTATTAATCTGGAAGTGCTTTTTCCAAGTAATTTCTCTTGCTTTTTTACTGCTGCATTATATCTTTTAGCTTCATTGTAAGCATCATATGCATTCTTTATTTGTCCCATAGCTGCTATTCATTCCAAAAAGTTTCGTCAATGAAAAAGTCTTCAGCTTCACGTAGGGTGAAGGTGAGCATACAGCCGTAAAAGTTATCACCTATCGGGCCGATACCATTGATTTGCGTATTGCGGTCGATGGCATAAGAGAGTTGAGAATCCTGAAACAGCACGTTCCGGATTTGCTTGCATACGGGGCGGCATTCTTCAAAAGCCTCGGTGATGGTTTGCGGTCGGTCGGATATCGTATTCCTGGCAATGATGAAACTATACTGTAGGGTATCATTTAAGCCGTCGCCTCCGTTATCCTGGGAGTCGGATTCGTAGCCATTGACAGCGATCAGGATCATACCGGTTACACTGGATAGCTTATCATTCAGGTTATACAGATCTTCCAGTCCGAAGGCTTCAAAGAAACGGGGCTTTTCGGGTGTGTGACTGATAGACTTCAGCCTGATGGCGAGCTGTTCGCCGTATGAAAAGTGATTGTAGATGTCCATAACAACACAAGGGTTTTTAGGTTATGGGCACAAAAATAGCCCGCACGAGGCGGGCTATAAAGGACAAATATTTAGTGGATTATTAGTCCGGCATTACCATGATCAAGAACAGGATAACAACAACTATACTCCAAACCATTTTCCAAAAAAATGATTTGGTGGTTTTGATCACACCGATACCGATGGTGACGATCCCGGATAAAGCTAATATCGTTATCATCATGTTTCCTCCTTTTCTTCAGGCAGCAAGATACGAATTAATTCGGATAATCTGGCCGCTGCGAGTTGTTTTTCATCCATGTGGGTCGTTGGATCCAGTAGGGTGCTAATAAGTCGGAGAGCTTCTTTGCGATTCATACTGCACCTCCTTCCGGGATAAAGGTTGAAATCATGTCTTGCATACATAATAATTCTTGTGCAAGTTTGAGACGTTCTTCAGCGTTGCCGTAGCATTCACCGTTAACGACACAGTAAAGCGCTTTGCGTATGGTGGTGTTCCATAATTCTGCGCCACCGGTTTGCAGCCCGTTGACACACTCGACGACTTCCGGAGTGAGGGTTATGTTATTTGCCATGTTCGCCCCCTTTCTTGTTTTGGCGTACTTTGTAAAGGCAATAGGCACTAACCAAGAAGCACGGCGGAAAGACAAATCCGGCGCAGATAGAGAAGATAACCGCAATATACCAGCGGTCAATGTCGGTTTTTACTTCGCAGTCGGTTAGGCTGCGGAAATAACGCTCTTGGAGCGTGTTTACGTTCTGCGTGGAGCGGAACGAGGGCACGAAAGATTCAGCGCCGGGGAGTTGATTTTTCATTTTTGTACAGCAGTTAAATGAAATAATTATGTTATTAAATGCAGGAAGGGAACAAAAAAGTTCCGCTCCCCGCTGCTGTACACCTGAAACAGGCCGTGGGTGCATTAACACTCCACACGGGACGGAACTATATGTTATACTATGGGCATAAAAAATGCCCGCAGCAAATATGGCGAGCCTTCTCGCCTGTTTCAAATGTACAGCAATGCAAAGATGGGGATAAAAATTGTAATAACCAAAAAAGTGCAGGAGAATCCATATCGGATATGATATTATATTTGTTTCATAGAACCATCTGATAACCGAAATGATCTTTTTATATCCATTTTGAAGCTTAGTTAAAAAGAAAAAGCGGAGCTATTGTGCTCCGCTTTCCTTTTGAAGTTCTTCAGCTCTTCGATAGGCTTCAGCCTTTATGGATTCATATTCTTCAGCAGTCATTTTTTCTTTCACGATTTCTTTGAAAAATTTCAGCATATTATAATATATGTTACGATTAAATTCTTTTTGAGATTTTAGCTTTCGAATTCTGTTATGTATAGTTCTTTTGAAGTATTGAATATTGGCAATTAAATCAGTAAGGAGTAGCAATTCTCCTTTTATCTGTTGATTAAAACATTTCGATAGCTCAACTTTTTTTGTTTTGATACGGATTTTCAATTCACCAGACTTCTTCAATAAAGCATTTTCCCATTCATTTAATTTTTGCAACTCGGTACAAGATTCTATATCATGGATATATATATCAAGCACTTTATTATAATTTTCGTCAAGCATATTACTATTATTATGATTAGTTATTTGAATTCATTCAGCATTTCATTTGTTTCTGTACATTTGAATAGGGGTTCATCTATTTCTTTTAAATAAGGTCCAAATACCTTGTTCAAGTCATCAATGCATTGCTTATGAAATATCTCGTTTACTACCCTTGATACTAAGATGTATGAGTTCTTTTATTCGAAATAAGCTAAACCATATATATACAAATTTTCATATTTGGATATTTGTTTGATTCTACATTTTATAAGTCGCTGCATATTCTCAGAAATGAATCTGCATTTTGTAGCTTCAACGTAACCAATATGAAAGCCATCTGTCGTAAGTACTTTTATAGCGAATGGGTCATATTCATTTGCTGGTTCTGCTTCCAGAATCAACTCGTCACCTTCTTCTAAATCCTCTGCTGCTGCTTGTTCTTCTTCATTCCTATAATTTAAACCTTTCAGTGCAAAACTTAGAGTATCTGAATATTCTTGTTCATCAACAATATCTGTATTCTGTATTTTTCCCTTTTCTTTTTCTATTGCATCTATCAGAATAATCCAGCTATCAGAGGTTATATTCTTTTCTTTTACATTTAGCTCAAATTTGTCGAAATGGGTTAAAAGTTCAGTGCAAAATTCTCTATCAAAGCTAAATTTATCAAAGAGAAAATCATAAGATTTACGTATGATTTGACTTATGTATTTTTGTTCATTATCTGGCGTATGCTCTCTAATAGAATTAACGACTTGTGTCATTAAATCCTCTTTTTCCTCTTTAGACATTTCTAAAGAGGATAACGCTTCAAAACCGATTTGAGTGAATTCTTGAAGCATTTCTTGCTTCTTTTCATTAAGTTCTTCTTTCATCATAGAAATATACCTGTCAGTAGAAGAGTTAGAAGCTGGTTTTGCTACTTGTTTGTTTTTGTTTGATGTTATCATTGCTATAATTATTATAGCAATGCCAATAAAAATAATAGTTCCCATAAAATTATTTTTTAATATTAAAATGTATATGCCAATCCGCCACCGGTTCCGTTAGAGAATAAACGTAAACTTCGCCCGGCTTTCATCTTGTAGTTGATCGCTGTAATTTCACAGCAAAGAGCGGCTGCGAAGCTAATGCCAGCTCCTATAAATAGTCCTTTACGCAGCTTTCGGTCGGATTCAAGTTTCTTTTCTACATCTCCAGAGTCATATTTATTTGTACCGATAATACCGCCTGTAATAGCAAGGGCTGCTCCAACACCAGCGCAACCTATAGCACCGTATTGATACTTTGCCGATTTCTCAAGGTAGAAACCAGCTTCCCTGACAATATTAGGCTTTCTTCTACTTTCTGATACGCTTTGACTACTTTGGGCATTTTCTTTCTTAGCCCATTTGTCCAACTCTTTGTTTTGTGCAGATACAAAGATAGTTACGGCGAATAACAACGCCATTGTAATAGTGATTTTCTTCATGTTCGTTTTTTGTATTAGTAAAATCGCTGCAATGTCGAAATAATATTTGACACATACAATAACATGAGGATTTTTTTGTACTTTAGCGGGAAACAAATAGGATATGATTCAAGAAAATGATTTTAATTCAGTAAAAAGGCAACTGCAAGAATTGAGATATGAATATTATAGTTTTCGTATTTCAATGTTTTATAGAACACTGATTATTGCAGTATGTTTCGTATTGGGGCTTATAGCAGGATTCCTGATAAGTTTCCTACTATGAAATAGAATAAAAAGGTTTCCAACTCATGGAAACCCAGTCTAACTTGTCAAAGCTAATAGCTTCAATCTGATGAAGCATTAGAATCGCATTGATTATATATTAGAAAGCTTAATAGGACTATCAGGTGGTAGGATACAGTTATCCGAAAGAATCATATATTCTTTACCTTTTCCTACAGTAGCTGCACTGTAATTTAGCGAGTACTCAAACATATGATAATTCATATAAAGATCACGAATAAAGTCTACTTTATCGTAGGTTACTATCCATTTTTGATTTTCTATTTGAGTAATAGCATTGTATATATCAAGGTGATCTTGATCATTATAGTAATTCATATATAATCCTTTGCCTTTTACATAATATGGAGGATCAAAATAAAATAATGAATTATTGGGTAAGTCGTTTTGTAAATTGTTAACTAATTCAACAGCGTCTAAATTAAATAACTCGATGTGATCAGAAAATTGAGCTATGGCCTGAACTCTTTCTTTCAGCTTATCAGGGTTGTATCGAGCGTCAATCAGATAATTACCAGTTTGATTGAGCCCTCCAATGACACCACCTTTTATAATACCAGAACGATTAGTACGGTTTAGAAAAAATGTAGAGAATCCTAAAGATAATAAATCGACATCAGCTTTATTCCTTTGAATTTCTCTTTGTAGATGCCAAGTCTCCATCGTAACAGGGGTGTTTGTTATAAGTTGGCAGAATTTTTCGGTATTGTTTAATATAGAATGCCAAAATGCAAATAACGAGCGATCTCTATCGTTTATAATTATTCGATTGACAATCTTGTTCATTAATAAATAGAGTGCGATTGATCCCCCTCCAACATAAGGCTCGATATAAGTTCCTCCTACTAAATTATTTGTAATAAACAATTCAGTGAAGAAGGTGGATATCTTTCCCTTTCCACCCGGATATCTAAGAGGAGAATAATATGTCATATTTGAATATTTTTATATGTCAATTTAATAGTTCTATTTTTTTATCAACCCATATTTTTATTCTTTCAAATAAATCAGTTGATATGTCTTCTGGAAAACATCTCATACATCTACATCTATCAAATAAGATACCTGCAATTCTTACAGTTTCCTCCCAACTCTCCAAGCAAGATTCTGCTACAAAAAATAGGCGAACAGGATCGTGATATGGCGAACAGGTTGTGTATGAACCAAAAAAAGCTGATGGCTGTAATTGCCCAATGCTATTACGCCATGAAGTTCCTGTTTTGCATTGTCCTAATCCAATGAGTTGCCCTCCTCTATTATCTTGAAATGGTTTCCATACTACGATGTCAAGCTTTCCGTCATTTTGTCTACCTGTACTTCCGATAGGATTTTTAAATACTCCTCCTTCGCCTAAACTATTCAATAAGGTTTGTACCTTCTCATTGAAAGAAGTTTCAGTTGTGGTAGATGTTCCGAATATGAGAGATTTAGTATTATCACCAAAATATGATTTTGCAACAATCTCAGATAATTCTTCAAATAATAATGTTCCATCAATTCCAGCTGCGTATCTTTTTTTACCTTGCATGCTACTTCTTGTAGCTAATAGTAAATATGAATAAATATAATATATTAATCCATCATCTATGTTTAATTTTACAACACTATGATCTATTGTAAAGGGATATTTATTTTGAGTTCTATTACGACGTTCTCTTATCTCTATTAGAGCATCTTCTAATTTTCTTAAAATACGATCATCGTCTGAATCTATACCTTCATGATTACATTCATCTGATTCAATAGACAATGTACTTCTTGCTGATGCTAAAGAATATATACCCTCATCACTAAAAAGACACTGAGCTTCCAAAAAGTCGGCTAATTCTGAAATATTACCAGAAATACTTGGAGGTGTTCCTAATTTATACATATTGAAAATAGCTACTCTGTTACTCTATTCTTAATTGTTTTGGCCTTTTTTGCAATATTTACACTCTCAAGATTCTGGTATAAAGTATCTGCAGTATTTGCTATTGTACCAGATATCTTAAGAATTTCATCTTCGCCCTGATAATATGATATTTTTGATAAAGCCTTTTGTAAAGCTACTTTGGAATCAATAAGAGCTTTATACAAGACGTCGGCTCCATTCAGACTTAAATCATAAGCAATGTATAGGTCATTAGTTGATCGTAAAGCCTCAATAGCTTCACGATTTTGAAGTACGTTATTTAAATTTTTAAGATCTGGATTTTGACTATTTATAACAGGTTTTATGTCCTTAGACTCGCTTCCATATAACCAATACATAATTTCTTCAAGATTACTAAGCTTTTCTTGAGTAATAGGAGATGTTGATTCATCATTAGATTTTATTCCTAAAAAATCTTGAAAACCTTCATACCCAATTGCTGTATATAAATGAGAAAAATAGATACGATTGTGATATACGTCAGTTATCTTAAATGTCGTACTGCTATCAGCTTGATTTAAAAGCATTAATCCTTGATATAGTTTTATGACAGTTTTATTGGCATCGCCAATTTGTTCTGCAATATCATCTAAAGAAATGCCAAATTCATCATGCACAGAAGCGATGTATTGCGCCTTTGCATATGATCCCCATTTAGCGGCACCATTAACATGTTTAAATCCGATATATCTCCATGCTTCTTGTCGGTTATTTAGAACAATGACTGGGAGCTTATTGGATAATTGTTCGATTAGCTGTGGGGTAATTCTATTTTTATATTTATTCATTCCTGAATTTTCAATAATATCAGGATTTAAAATGGATTTTACAGCAGCTAGTCTTCTATTGCCTTCAACTATAATATATTGTTCATTTTCAAGAACTGCATACATTGCTTCATTTTCAAAGAAACCATGTGCTAAAATTGACATGACGATTTCATTGACGGCCATTTCACGCCATAAAACATTTATAATTTCCTTTTCCGGAGATCCTTTCTTAATAGGAAATTCAACTAAGCGAGGATTACTTCGGTCAAAGTTTAATTCTGCTGCTTTAAGATATTCAATTTTAGACATATATGCTAACCTTTAAATTGTTAGTTACTTTTTAGAAATTATATCTATGACAAAGATAGAAATAATTTGTTTTAAAAAGAAAGTAGAAGAACTAATATTAGTATAAAACGTATTTTATGAATAACGATAAAACAAGAGTTATTACTAATATTGTTGTTATTATTAAAAGTATAATAACAGTTCTCTAACTTTTTAGTGTCATTCTTTTAGTTAAAGTTTGCCACCTCATAATATTTAAAGAAGTAATACATAGCAACCTTATGCCATTTGGTTAGATCCTTATCTCCGGAGAGAACAGAAGACACGGTGCATTTGTCAATGCCGGTGTAGTTACTTAGATGCTTGGCTTTTAAGCCAAGTTTATCCATACGTCCTTTGATCCAGTCAACGGTAATGTTGTCGATATCCTTACGGTCAAAGTTAACGGCGGATACAGTCAGCTTCCAGTCTTCGGGGATCTCTCCCTTAAACATCTCACGTACGCGTTCGGTCAGTTCCTTTTTAGAGAGAAACTTGTCATTTACCAGGTCCTTTTGTTCGGCACGAACAATCAGGCGTCCTTCTGAGTAGGAGACGATTTCAATAACGATGTGCCCGTAGCGGCGGTACTGCTTTGCGAACTCTTCGAGCCGCTTTTTAACCTCTGCAGTGAGAGGGAGTAATTCTAAATTTTTCATGTTGCATCAATTTACGATTTGACAATCGGGTTAATATTCATTTTAAAAGGTGGGGGAATTATCCCCCACCAGAATCACAATTTGATAAGTTCCAACTTCTTTATGTCGAAAATGGCAATCTGCTTATTTTCATGCCCGAATTGCTTCGCTTCTTCAAGGTTGGTGAAAATCCGGACACTGTCAAAATAGAACTGTTCGTTCTCTTCATTCAGCCATCCGCCGACTTTCTTTTCGTGCACTAAAGCATGGTTAAGAACTCTTTCCAGTCCTTCTTCTCCGAAACTGTCTTGTGTTTCGAGGTAGGCGACTGAAATACCTTTTGTGACCTTTTTTAAGGTTGTCAGGTCAACCGTGAACCCTGTAGGGTTCGCCTTGGCTATCTCGAGAATAGCCGAGATTAATTGTTCCATAATATAAAGAACTTATGCGGACGTCACCCGCGTTTGTTATGACTCTGCAAATATATATAAAAGTTTGTTAGTAGCAAACTTTTTAGCTTGTTATTTTAGTGGTTTCTTATTTTTTCTTCCAGCTCATCATGCTTTCGGACTGATTCATCCATAGAATAAAGCGCATCTATTAAGCTGCCTTTCCGAACTGCATCCTTCTTCGTCATGTCAGAGTTAGCGAGGGTATCCAATAAGCGCAATTGTGAATCAAAGACATTGTTCCTGATGCTTCCTTCCTGGCCGGAGAAGACGCGCGGAAAATGATAGCCTAAATTGATCATACAACCTGTGATAAACCAGTACATGATTATTTTCTGTGTATCCGGCAAATGACGGAGCAATGCAGCGTCTTTGTCCAGGCGGCTGATGTCGAATGTCTTTCCACGGTGCCAAAGGCAGGCCAACAGATGATTGATTTTTTGCGGATCTTGGCGCATGGCATCCCGGTAGGTCTGCATATAAATAAATTGCTCGAATGTGATATCGTACAGACCATCATCAGGACCGATGAACTTTCGCATCCGGATGCGTAGAGCGGGATATGGGTTGGCAAAGCAATCCGGCTTGATATAATAGTTCATTGTGCGGCTATATTTATCGGTTTCCCTTTCAAAGAGAAATTCAAATATGTTAGCAAGGCTATTGACTTCTTCCGGAGTGAGCAGGTATTTCTTTCTCCGGACACGAAAACGCACATTCTCACTTTCCTTACCGACTGATAGATGTACCTGGTTACCGTAGATCTTCCGGTGTCGGGTGACACGTGCTTTCAGGCAATACAGCAGCATATAGATTTTAACTTGCTCAAGGGAGACGTCCTTTTGCGTCAGCTTAACCAGGTATGCCAGTTCTTGATTGCTCAGTTCGTCCCAGGTTGCAGGTAACTGATAGATATCGTCGTAAATCTGTACTTGATGCATAACTATGATATTGAGGTGAATAGTTTCTTTTCTTTAGAATTAAAGTTTATGGCCGTAGATGTCTTACTAATGCCCAGGTCTTCAGCATTGGCATTTAGGAAGCTGTTTATCTTACCGGAATAATAATCGGCTTGTTGGGCAAAGAAATTGCCTGTTTCCGTACTGTCTTGATAGACTGGCCGGAGGACCGGTTGATATTCTGGAGCGTTTGTTCCGGTTCGTTCCTGTCGTGAAGTCTGCGAAGTATACAGTTCTGCCGACTTGTTTGCCAGGTAACGGATTACATATTCCTGCAGGATCCTGTACTTTGCATCAAGATCTGTCATGTTCAGTAATCGGTCATATAAATCATCCGTCAGCATTTCGCGGATATGGCGTTCCTGAAGCTGACGGATAGTAGGCAGCATAGTTCGGTAGGTTAGGGTAGAGTAGTCGATATTCACTAACCCGATATCCTGGTATTCCTGAGCCGACCGGATGAAACATGGCACTTGGTTGGTGATACTGACATGATCCGCATAATCCGGATATTTTAGTTTGTTGCGTTCCAGGTAGTCAAGCAGACGGTCAAGAGCCTGCATGCCTCGGTAGAACAGGTTTTCTTTTGCCGCGGCTATTTTCGCCTCATTGGCAGGTGAACGTTTGCCCTGTTCGTTTTGGACCGTTATACCGCTATCTCCGAAGCTGATGCCAAGTTCATCGGTGGCGAGTGCAAGGGTGAGCGGACCGAGGCAGCGCAGGATCTTGTCTTTGAGCGTTGTGTCTTCGCCGGTATTGGCGATATCAACGATTACATTACCGACTTGTGGCTCGATATAAATTTCGAGTGCGTCGTTGATATAAGGCGATACGGACTCATAAGGTATCGCTGCATTAATTTTGACAACCGTTTTTAAGGTCTCAATGTCGGAGATGATAGTACTCATTGTAATTGTTTTAATAGGACTCCGAAAGGCAATGAAACCTTCCGGAGTTGATAATTCTTTTATTACTCAATTACGAGTTCCGAGGCTGCAAAACATTCGGTTTTAACTTCACCGTTTATCGGTTCGGGTGCTGTTACTGCGTATGTCGTTGTACTATGCAAGTATTCGCATTTTGCAGTTATAGTTCCTGAAAATCCCGATACCTTACTGCGAACTTTGTCGCCTAACTTAATTTCAATCATATATTAATATGGATTTTACAAAGCCCTTCCAAGGCTATTTCATTCTTTTGTTTCTGGTGTTAATCCTGTATTCTTTACTGCGCCTGTTCCCTGATCCAATGTTGTCAACTGACAATTAGTGATTGAGAAGTAGATATCTTTCGGCCAGTCATTAATTGCTTTGGCAAAATAAAGAGGTTCGAGCGTGGCATCCTGATACATTTTCATGAGTGCCTGCTCGATAGTAAACAATTCCCGGGCCTCTGTTCCGTTGATACTTTTACCTTTGCCTGGCGAAGCTCCGATAATCGAAGGGTGTACGCCCATGGCGTAACAGATGGTATTGCTTACCTCTTCGCTGTCTTCGATATATTCGCCGCCGATCTGTTGGTTAGTCAGTGCGGAGATGATGATATCTTTGTCCTCAAACCCTTTGATTTTGTCGTACCGGAATTCGGCTACAAAGGCTTTACCGGCATTTTCTTCACCTGCCAGGAAATCGTTCATTTCCTTCAGGAAATCTTCGCGGCATTGGGCTTTCTCTTCATCGGTAGTGAGTCCTTTAGCTTTATAGAGCTTGTCCCAAAATGTATCTTTAATGTAGATAACATACCGCAAGGTCATTTGATTCTTAATCAGGGCCTTTTTATAGACTGGTATGGCAGAACTAAAGTCATACCATCCGGAAGCGAAGACAGACCACCAGTAGGGGCGACAGTAGTAGAACCGTCCGGGCGTATTGATACGAATGTTATGGATGAAGTTCCGTTCCTTGACTATTTCGTTCTTCCCGTCTTTATTAGGCAGTTTACCCATGCGGATTTTCATGTCGCGCAGCGAGCTTTGCCGGTCCAACAACGGGGTTGCAATAACGTCATCGGGTGAACCTTTATGCCATTCGGCAGAATAGCCGTGCCATTCACTTTTTCCGGTTTTCTCATCAATTTTGCTGATCCGGGAGCATGTCGCTTCTTTAGATTTGACCTGTACGAGTTTAGGCGGGTTATTACTGTCAAATAGGTATTCGACATAAGAATCGTAGAAAATAGCCAGGTCATTGGCTATCTCGTGTCGGATCAGTGAATAGTTGTTATTTTCAATGAATTCAAAGATTTCGGGATATTCTTCCGGCATGACTTCTTCTTTGACGATTTTTCTTGTTTGATGATCCCGGTATTTTCGATATACCATCACACCATCACCGTAGATTATTTTGTTCTTAAATTCGATATTACTACCTACGGTGACGTTGTGACCTATCTTTTTCATAATGTCATACATCATGTTGTTGTTTCGGCCACGGGGTACAAATTCGATGGGTTGACTTTTGCCTTTTGGGACAACCGGAATGGCGTTAGTTTCCTTATCAGTGACAATGTCGCTATTATCACTGAACTTGATGATTTCTTTGCCACCTTTCAACACTGCATAAGTGCCGTAACCGGGCTTATTCAATTCTATCTTTTCCATTAAAAATACACTTTGAGGTTATTAATCCGGGTAATCAGGCAGCGGCGGATCTTGCGAGGGCTGCTTTCGCCTGCAGGCAATACATTGATGGTACTACCTTCGCTGTGAAAAGATGTGAGTACAGCCCGTTCGTAAGTGACCAGCTCACCGGTACTACGCTTGCAATATTGCAGGGAGAATTCGACCGGTCTTCCGTCCTTGCGTTTCTCCATGATCTCAGTGATCTTACTTTGGTGAATGCGATCTAACATATATTATAATGCCTATAATGATGGATAATAAGATGATACCGATGGCTATACTTCTTTCAATGTCTGTTCCGGACTCTGTTTGCTTTTGGCTCTCCTGCTGGGTGTATTCGTTCGAGAATCCTGTATCTGTTTTCTGAAATGATACAGAGTCAGAAGTTTCAGACGAAACATTTTCCCGGTTCTCGATTTGCTTCCGGATTTCGCTCCCCTCGACTTCCAGTTTCGATGTCGGGGGTAGACCGGTAGTTGGATCCGCTGGTTGCGACGTGTCAAAGTGCCAGGTAATCTTCCACTTGTTACCGTTGATGTCGGTTTGCGTCTGGGCTTGGCTGGTGATGTTGCCATGAGCTTTGCCTGATAGTCTGACACTAACGCTATCTGCTTGTTCAGATACACGCATAGAAGTATGCTGAGAAGCAGAGCGGCAGTTACACAGCAGTAGGGCAATAAGTATTGCCAAAATAAAAGGTTGTGCATAAGGCTTTATGATTTTCGGTGTATACATGATAGGTCTGTACATTTATAGGGTTTAAGTTCATTGTAGAGTTTGCGGTTGTTGTCTACTTCAGACTTGACTTTGTCTACCTCAGAACGTAATTCCTTACGTTCTGCACGTATATCGGTAATGTCTACACGTAAGTCGGTAATGAGTTCTTGATACACATCTTGCATAGCTTTCATTGCATTGGCTTCAGCTTGCTTCTTGGTGTACTTCATGGTGATGATAGCTGTCAGGAATGACATAAGACCACCGCCTAATACGAAAGTTAAGATTGTTTGGGTTAATGGGTTCATTGCTTCTTTTTTATGCAAAGGTATCGCCTGAGAACGTGTCTATAAAGGACAGGAGCGTAGCCTGAAGGCATCAGGGAGGTACCCCACGCGAGGGGCGTTCTGAGGGGGGTAGGGTAGCATATAAGAGGAAAAATTATGTTTCAGCCTGAAAATTGATTTCAGGGCGATGCGGGGTCTTTCGACGGAAAAAGGGGAAATTTTTCCCCTTTTGAGCTCCATTTTTGCTATGGTACAATTACTTAGATTTTTTTTCATGGGAATACCATGAGAAACAAAAAAAATCGCCCGAAAAATGTACCGGCACAAACTTTCGTCACAGCTTGCGATCACGACAAAAGTTTGTGCCGGTGCATTTTTCGGGGTTTCCCCCTCACATTCACACCTTTGGCATGAAAGAGAGGTAGAGCGGTAAGCGTAGACGCTTCTATAATCTCCATTTCTTTTCCGGAATTCCCTGAATCCTTTCCTATTGTGCACGGTATATCTCGCCTTTTGCCCCGCAAATGTAGGTCACCGGTCTGAAAAGCAAGATTAAACGCTGTTTCGGGCAAAAAATCTCCACCTTACAGGTAGTATTCAAGCGTTCCGTTTTCCCGAAAATCTTGCTGTCATTCATCCCGGCACCTCAATTATTGCGGTATCAAAAGGCGAAACATACCGCGCGCGACAAGCGACGGAATAAAAAAAAGTCGTTCCGGGAAACGGAGAAAATTCAAAAAAGGCTCACACCCGACGGCTCAAAGTTCAAGAATAAACTAAAATCTAAAGTTATGGCAGCAAAAAGAAACATTCCCGAGGCATGGAAACAACAGTGGTCTAAATTCATGTTTAACTTCTTCGATTATTTACCTATAAAGTACGAAGCGAATAAACGTGAATGGGCTATCAGAAAGATGATATGGGACTTTAAAGACGGAAAGCGTAGTGTATCAGTGGCGGAACTGATAGCAAAGAAGTTACGGTCACAGTTTGGCGCGGATTGTAAGAATGTAACGTTCGTATGTGTTCCTGCAAGTTCTGCAGAGAAAAACGAAATCAGATACAAGGTATTTGCCGAGGAAGTGACACGGCTAACAGGCTGCAAGAACGCATACGGGGCAATCACTATCGAGGGCGGACGCTTGGCGATCCATGAGACGAAAAGCAGTAAGACGGTACAGGACGTTGAAGTTATTAAGTTTGATAAAGGCTTTTTCAATGGTAAAAGAGTACTCCTTTTTGATGATATACTGACGCAAGGTCATTCTTACGCTCGTTTTGCTTGTGCTTTGGAAAAGTTAGGTGCAAAAGTGTTGGGAGGCTATTTTTTAGGTAGAACAATTCTTTCTTATAACTAATATAATTCTTTTGTTATGAATACTTTATTCGATAATGATTGTCGTTACATGAGTGACAGTGAACTGATTTACGAGATTAGCAATAATAGGCAGATTGTTTCAGACGTTGAACGCAGCAACGGGGAGATAGACATCGACAAGCTGTTTGCATCCTTGACGCCTGGACGTAAGAAAGTAGCCGTGGCAGCGGTGGAGATGTACAAGAGACAGCAGTCTCAACAGGTTGAACGCAGGCTTATACGAATGAGCAAGGATGTATATGATTTGATGCAGCCGTTAATTGGTGATTTACGGAATGAGGAGTTTTGGGTAGTGGCTATTAATAATGCATCCCGAATAATCAAGAAAGTACAGGTTTCAGTAGGCGGTATAGACCAGACTTCGGCAGATGTACGGCTGATTATGCAAGTGTTGATAAATACGGGAGCTTCGCAGTTTGCAGCGGTACACAATCATCCGAGCGGCAACAGCAGACCGAGTAACGAGGATAAGAGGCTGACGGAACAGTTAAAAAAGGCGGCAGGGATATTCAACATTCGGATGATGGATCATGTAATTATAACGAATGACGGATATTATAGCTTTTGCGATGAAGGGATGATTTGACGGATGGGGTGCGGGCGCACCCATTCCGTTTGCTCGCACACTTGCAAACGGAATGGGACCCAAAGCGGCATTTTGTTTTTGTTTTTCCGTTCCTTCAACCACGGAGGGGCGGTGGTTTTATTTATTTTTTAAGAAGTAGACTCCACCGGATAGGCTATTGGGTTCACGGAAGAAGAAGTTCATGCCGAGCCAAAGTGTGTCAAATGCATCGGTAACGTGTGTTTTGTACTGATCCGGATTGTCCGGTGTGTCTTCGGTTCCTTCAGGTAGTTTATCCTTCTCGAATCCGTTCTTTCCCTGGCGGATGCCGGTTTGCTCCATGGCAATTTTGAGGAACTCGTTTTGATGCAGGTTGATTTGGATCCAAAGAAATTCCGGATCTCCTTTTAATGTGCGGTCGATATTCAGGTGTTTCCAATCATGTTTTGCCGCTTGGCCGATAAATTCCATAGTAACATTATAATTATTTTCTTTAAATATACGTTCGATCACATCGGCATAGCTTTCGCCACTGGTACCGGTTTCCCAGGTAAATGTGTGATCATAGTAGACTACTATCTCGTGATTGAACTTCGGGCGGTAATAGTCGGCTACCTGTTTGACAAGATCCTGCAACTTACTTGGTGTTTTGACATAAAAAGACTTCAGCACACGCATGGTATTGCCATCTTTTTGGGCAACAACAGCGGTCGATATCGAGGCGTTGGAGTCGAAAGCGATATGTAATTCCTTACCGAAGTCAAGATCACCATCCCCGAGGCAACCACAGGTTGCAAGTTTTCCCCAATTACTGCCGAGATCCCGGAGCCGCCCGCTGTCATTCGGTATGTAGAAATGTATGTTATCATCCAGGGCGGAGTAGAATCCGTTCGGGACCCGGAACAGTCGTTCGTTCAAGAAAGCGGTACGCCA